ACTTCTACCCTATTGCTGACGCCATGAAAGAAGCTGCCAAAGAACTTAAGGTAGACCTAGAGTGGGGCGGGGATTGGAAGTCTTTTCCTGATGGACCACACTTTCAACTTAGCTGGAAAAAGTACAAGTAAGCATGGAAGATCAACGTGAGAGACGCTTAGGTGACTTAGAAAAAAGGGTCACTTCATTAGAGAAAGATTCAGCTATTGTGGGGGTAGAATTTCTGTCAGTAAAGAGTGACCTAAAGGATATTAAGGACTCCCTTAATTGGGTTACTAAACTAATTATCGGGGCATTGATATTAGCTGTTATTGGTTTTGTAGTTAGTGGAGGTATTGCTGTTGTCTAGTAATAAAACCTACAAACGAGAGGTGGCCTTATTCTTACTGATCTTCTTTTGCTATGTAGTTTATGTAGGTAACATTGGTATGGTAGAGGTTATTGTGTGGCCTATCTTTGCCTTTGCTATGGCTGCATTTGGATTGGATGGATATGCTAAACAGGTTAAAGATAAGTCTGGTGGTATCAGCACTACTAGTGATACCAGCGTGTAGTGGCCTTAGCCCTCTGAGCCTTCTCACAGGTGGTGGAACTAACGTAGCGGCTAATGTACAAGCTGGTAAGACTAACACCCAGAATGTAGGTACTACAAACAATGTAGAGCAGACATTAGTAAGACCTCAGGCTAAGACTATCCGACAGAGTAATGATACGTCTAAGGTGCAGGCTGATAGTGTACAGACCGTAGTGGTCAATGAAGTACCAGCGTGGGTTATCCTCCTGTTGGTACTAGGGTGGTTATTCCCTAGCCCTAATGAGATAGCTAGGGTCGTAAGGTCTTGGTTCCAGAAATGACAAAAACCCAGAGATTCCACTCAAGGAATCTCTGGGTTTTTCTTTTGTTTAATTACCATCCACCATCGAAGGTGTTATTCTTTTTTAGGTTATCCTCTGCGGTTATTACCTCTAGGTTCCAAGGGACATGAAGTCCACACACGTTCTTCCCCCGTAGTGGTGCATCGTGGTCTACGTGGTGTGGTACGCCTGTGTCCTCTGTTAGCTTTTGTGCCTTTAGGTAGGTTGCTTTGATTTCCTCATGGTGTTCTTCTGTTAACCAAGGTGGTGTAGCATTAAGTTTACGAGACCTTCTTTTAGCTTGTATCGCCCTACGTAAGGGCCTATTCTCTTGTTGGTACTTTTTAGCGTGCTCTAATATAGATTCCTTATTCTCTTGTTGGTACTTTTTATTGCGCTCCGCTATAGATTCCTTATTCTCTTGGTTGTATTTTTTACGGTACTCTGCTATAGATTCTTTATTTTCTTGGCGGTACTTTTTATTGTGCTCTACCGTACAAACTTTACACCTGCTACTTACACCAAACTTACCCCTTTTCTGGAAGTGAAAACCCTCAAGCCCTTTAGTCTTACCACACGTTGTACACGTCTTTTCTTGTGTCATAGGAATCCCCTCTATAGCTCATTCCCCTAGAGGGGATTCTATTGGTTAAGCTGGTTCACTCATGCAGATATTATAGTAAGCGTCTTTTACGCCTGTGGGGTCTTTATCCTTGAGGATATAGTAGACTGAAGTAGATAAGCCCTCTGCCACCTCATAGGGAAGACCTGCTGCTAGTAGGGTTTGATGCACCCTTAGAATAGGAATACCCATGTCCCTAGCAGTTGCGATGTTAAAGACCACATCACTTAGGTTACTACAAAAGGACTCTTGTTTACTTGTAGCACTCGCTTGTGTAGGCACCATAAGTACCAATGCTAGTAGGGTTGCTTTAATCATTTGCTTCACTCTCTTCTTTGGATTCTACCATCCAGTTAAGGTATACCTGAGCCTTCTTCAAGTCCTCAAGTCCGTTCTTATACTCATAGCGCCACAGGTACTTAATGCAGTTACCCTTACAGTAGGCACGAAAGCCCTCAGGTCCAAGGGACGCACGGATAGCATCAATAGCTTCGATACCATATTGGTTGTAGTGACTAGGCTTACTAACAGGGTCAAATTCTTTAGTCATACCTTCTCCTTGATGAAAACTTCTACCCACATTCTAGTGAGGGCGCTACGGACAATATCTTCTACACCAAACTCTACCACTGGTACAGGAAGATCATACTTAGTGACATACTTTAGGATGGTTGTCAATCCATCAGTTACCTTAAGATCAGACTGCATAACGTCACCATTGAGAATGATCTTAGAGCCTTCACCTACTCGTGTCAACAACATCTTAAGCTGATCGAAAGAGATATTCTGTGCTTCATCCACAATGATAAAAGCATTCTTAAAGGACCGCCCTCGCATCATAGCCATAGGTGCTACTTCAATGTTACCCTTCTTAAGACCGCACTCTACTACACCCTTACCCAAGTGTTCCTCAAGAATATCAAGTACTGGCAATGCCCAAGGCTCCGTCTTCTCCCGTAGATCACCCTTAAGGAAACCAATACCATCACCTACAGCAACATGAGGTCGTGTAATCACAATCTTATCAATCTTATTGGTGTTGTACAGAGAAGCAGCAATACTAGATACTACATAGGTCTTACCTGTACCTGAAGGGCCAAAGCATACCACTTGTGCAGAAGGACCAATGATAGCCTTAATGTACTCAGCTTGTTTGTCAGTCTTAGGTAGGATACTAATATGCTTCTTCTCCTCATCAAACTTTGTAGGTGTACGAGTGGTCTTGGGCTTAGGTTTCTGCTGTACCATTGTTAAATTCCCCCTGCAAATTTTATAGCCAGTGGGTATTGTTGTGACAACGTCGCATAAACAGAATCCATTTCAACACCCTGTAGTTCTGCCACGACTAGAGCAACAAAGGTTAAATCAAAGACAGCCTGAGCATCCTCAGGATAACCGTCTAGCAAATCTATCAAGGAAGAAACACGCTCTTTGTGTACCAGCTTTACAACTTCAGTATTCACAGGGAACTCCTTATAAGTTAAGTTAATAGCCTTTTATACACATGCTTAGGTGCTCTGTCAAGGGGGCGCTTAAGTGTTAAGTAAGGTCTACCATCTCACAGACATCCCCACTACACGCCATAGTTTGCATACCTGATGTATTATCCTCCTTCTCGTATTCGCTTAGACGCGCCCAATCGATGTTCTTAGGCATATTATCCAAGAGGTCAAGATAATCCTGTTCAGTACACTCTTGGTATGGAGCCTGCTGGTAGCTACCACCATCATGGGGCAAGAAGCTAACACCAGACATTTCATCGAAGTTCTTGAACACAAAAGCACCAACCTCAAACCACTCGCTATCTTTTACGCTAACAGTGACAGAAGGCTTATGCTCACACCAATGACGTTGGTAGACCAACCAAGTCTCTAGTTGCTCAATAGCAGTCATATCATCACGAGTAACACAACCAACCGGGGACTTAACCGGGAAACTGAATACTACAGTCTGGCTAGGTTTCATTACACAAGGTTCACTAGGAACTCCTTGGTCAATCATAAGCTGCGTCAAGGGGTCTTTTACGTCTCCTCGGACAGTCCTGACGTAATAAGGACTATGACGGGTGTGAATACCAGATGCGCTATCCACAAGCTGAGAAACAGTGCCACTAGGTTTGACACAGGTAATAGCAACACTAGGACTGATACCAAGGCGGTTAGCCCACTCTGTATTAGTATCAACTGCAAGAAGGCGTAGATGCTCAAGGGTTTTCTCCAATCCTTTGTTCTTTGTTGTCATTAGTGGGTTATCCATAATACCTGTAAGGCTTACCCCAAGCAACCGTTCCTCTTCTGTGTTCTTCTGCCAAATCTTACGTAGGTAAGGGAAGTTTGTGTAAGTAGATTGGATAGTCCCAAGGATAGTAGCAAGACGTACCTTACGCTCAAGGTCTTCTAGGTTATCTGTGGCACGTACTACTACCTCGGTAAGATTGCAGAATTGGTAAGGACGTAGGATAATTTCGCTGCAAGGATTAGTGCCGAAGTCATAGTCTGGGTTACGGCGTCCGTACTTTTCAGCTTGTTTCTTAGATGCAACACGATTGAATACCCCTCGTTCACCAGATTTACTTTCTACAAGTGCTGTCCACTCTCGCAAGAATGTCTCTACATCAGGCTTCTCTGTGTAGCACACACTATTGTTAGCCAAGGCACGTTGAGCTTGTGTCTCCCACCACTTACCAGACTTAGCATGGCGCATACGATCATCACTCAGGTTAGACAAAGAAATCATAGCTGAACGGCGTACACCACCCACTACAACAACCTCACCAATCTTACACATCATGTCATGGCACTCAATAGACGATAGCTTACGTCCTACTGCAACCTTGAACTTGTTAATGGTAAACTGGAACAAATCAACCAAAGGTGCTGGACCTGAAGCACGGCCACCAAAGGTCTTTAGTTTAGCACCTGCTGGTCGTACACCACTTACGTCCCACTTAGGGATTTCCCCAGCCCACAAGAGGGATAGCACTTGACGATACGCTTTAGCCCAACCCTCTTTACTATCCTTTACTACCACCGTAGTTTCACTATTGTACAGTGTGTCTGGTACATCAGGTAGCTTAGAGATATATTGACGTTCTACAGAGAAGCCTACACCAGTACCACACAACAAGATAAACATAGCTTCATCAAAAGACTTAGGATCGTCTACAGGTAGGTAGCTACAGTTATACATACAGGTGTTATCACGTTCTGCTGCCTTTCCTGCTGTCATCATAGCTCTCATTGAGGGCATAACTTCTAGGGATAGGATAGCCTGTTCAATCTCACCAATTAAATCCCAGTGCTTAGTGTTTGTGTAGGAACCCCCTGTGGCAACAAAATCTGGGTCTAGCGCACCACATACAATAGTACTACGGTAACGTGCTACAGTCTCGCCCCAAGTTTCTCGTCGGTTCTCCTCTGGCAACCATCGGGCATAGCGCGAAAGTGCGATGAAACGCTGGAACTCAGTCGGTAGTTGGTTATTATCATTCGTCATAATTATCTCCAATATTCTTTGTTTGTCCGTTCAGTGCCCGATAAACTGTCATAGCACTTAATCCAACTTCATCCGCTATCTGGTTATAGTAAAGCCCGTCCTCGCGTAGTTCTTTACACAAGGTATAAATCTCCGGAGTCACTTTTAGCAAGTGTTTACCTTGTGGCATGTTGTAGATAGGTAGTGCTTCCCTGATTAGTTCTTGCTCGTATTTGGCTGCTGCTTTCTTTTTTAACCCGCCTACGATAATGCTAACCCAATCCGTAGCCACAAAACCGTCTTGTGTCATAGACTCTAAGTGATTAAGGTGTTCTTGACTCCGCAAACATGTCTTTTTACTACCGTGTATCCACGCCCTACCCCTACAACCATGCCCAATATATAATAAAGTACCGTCTCTTGGGTCTACGTGATTGTACACATAATAAATGTAATCTGTAGGAAGTTGGTTACTCATTGTTGTTCTTTCTCTTTCAGGCATTTCATAAGTCGTTCTTTCATACCTTGGTCTACACTAAGTTCCTCTAGGGTATCCATAGCAGTATCAAAGGTAATCTTACCATTAACATAGTTCTGGATAGCGTTGTCACCAAAGATAGCCCAAGCTGGTCTGATGTTGTTAAAGCTCACACCAAGTCCCCCAGAAAAACCTTAGGGTAATCCTTGTTCTTTAGAATCTTACCGTCTTCTCTACGTAGGATACTACCATCAGGTTGAACGCACCGCCCAATGTTATTAGCATGTACCCTACGCACAGCCTCATCCAAGTCCCACCCTCGTACACTAGCGTATCCATAGATCACGTAGATAAGATCGGACAGTTCCTTTAGTTCTTTAATAGGGTCATAACTCTCGCCATAGAATTTAGATACTTCGGAACTCTTAAGGTTAGCCTCATAACCCCATTCTTCATATTCCTCGTCAACAAGGGATTCTGATAGAATCTCATTAGGCTCTTGGCCCATAGTCTTGGCAAACTCTTTAACCATAGCCATTACTGTAGGTTCACTCATAGCAACGTCTTGGTTGTAGTATTCCTCTGAGGTCTGCCATTCCTTAAAGGATTCAATATCTTCATAAGTGATTGTCATAGGTTATCCTTTCTACCGTCCATAGAATATTGTCTTACAGGGTTGATCGTCCCACCAATGCATCCAGACAAAATTATCTGTACTACAAGATTTACTGTCCTTGAACCACTTGATACGACCTACGCTCACAACCGTATCACAGATACTCATGTAGCTACCAAAGTACCGATTGTGCATATAGTCCGCTGGTAGTAGCAACCATGTAGGCCTTAGACTAATCAGATGGTCAATGCAAGGTAAAAGAGTGTCTTTGGTAAAAGGAGGGTTACTAATGATGCAGTCTACATTCTCTAGGTCTTCCTCTGTTAAGTCTGTAGCAGGCATAACCTTAGAGCTTGCTACAGTCTCCCTAATGTCACTACGCCAGTTACAGGTGGAGATGTCCATAAGCAAGTCCTCTAAATCCCCTTCACCGTAGAATGGCTCTGCATAAGTCATACCACGGATGAAGGGTACTAGAGGTGCTACAGCATTAGGGTCTGTAGTAGCATAGAAGTCCTTGGGTACTTTCTCGAAGTTACTGCGCTTGCTCACTTTCCATATGCTTTCCTCAAAGATTCAATACTGATAAACTCAGGTTCAAACACACCATCTTCCACGTTCTTAAGATACACCAAACCACGCCACCAAAGGTTATTGCAATTACCCGCCCAGCCACTGTTGTAATCTTGGTAGACCCCACACACAAGCCCCATGATAGTCTTACCATTAGAACCTGATCGAATAGCAAAGTCTGCTGTATGACTATGACCTACAACACAGGAACTATAGTTCTTAGCCAGTAGAGATGACGCATGATGCTCACCACCAACAGGACGCCCCATAAGACCTGATACCATAAAGTGAGCAAATGATATGCCATCTAGGTTGATGATACCCGGTGTTCCACCCTCGTACATAACGACATCTTGGTAGTAATCATTTAGCTGTAGGTTGCTGTAGGAAATCCCATAGCGTTCCCCTGCCAAGTGTGGTTCGTACTCTAGTACCTTCTTGATCCTATGGCAGTTACCAGTGAAACAGGGTCTGTCACCTTGACGAATCATGAAGTTTCCACTTGTAGTTGTCAAACAGTAAACCAAACCTTTAAAGACACCCAAATTATCTTTACTTGCGCGGCACTTGGTTGTCTTACAAATGTTTACCCGCCATTGATTGTCACGGTACTCTGTCAGTGTAGCACGGTGCCCTTTAGATACGCACAAGGCTTGCAAGTCATCACAAATTTTCTTACGGCCATAGAACACACGACTGCTGGTGGCACGTGTTGGAATAGAACCGTCGCAGAAGATAAGCATGTCGAAGAACACTTTGAACTGATCCTCATTCATATCGAAACACCAGTCAGGTAGTGACTTATTATCCTCGACACACCATTCAGGCTTCTTCAAGATATGAAACTCATAAGAAACCTTTTGAGACTTAAGCTCTACACCGCAAATGTGTGTAATATCACGGTTACGTGTAACCCTACGGTACTCAACCCCACACGCCTTAATAATACCTTCAACAACATCCGCCTTATCACCACTCTGATAAAAGACTATACCTCCACCCTTTCTGTGGTAGCTATCTGTAGCTGCGATAGCGTTAAACTGAAGTTGCTCGTTTGTAAGGTCTACACCATTACCTACAATAGTGGATACAGGCAAATCGAGGGTTGTTGGGCAATCCTTAGCCATCTTAACCTGCATCTGACCACTACTACCAGAGTAATAAACCCTGTGGTCAGAAGTCATAACTACTCCAGTGCTGCGCCCCCCAATACGATACATATCACCTTCATAGTGTACCTCATGAGTTTCTGTAGCCTCACACCAACCTTCAAGGCTCAGAACTACATCACCTTTAACAACTTCAGGTATAAAGACCCAACCACGGCCCCTGACAAGTACTTCTGTACTATCAGGTAAACAATGGTTGCCCTCAAGAAACACTCTACGCGGTTGCTTCTTCTTAGACTGCTTCATAGGATGCCACATACGGTCTTGGAAGTCTAGCCCTGC